TTCACACTCGGCTACAAAGGTTCTTCTGCCTTTGATGCTGGTCTGTTCTACTGCCCATACGTTCCACTACAGATGGTTCGTGCTGTTGGTGAAAACACCTTCCAGCCAAAGATCGGATTCAAGACTCGCTACGGCATGATCGCGAATCCTTTCGCTACAAACGACGCTACTGGCGAGATCGGTGCTTTCGGCGATGCTCGTGCAAACAAGTATTACCGTTTCGTTGCTGTCAGCAACCTTATGTAAGAAAAAAGACTGGAGACAATCCAGCGTGGGGGAGGGCTTCGGCTCTCCCCTTTTTTTATTATAAATAGACATATGAGCGCAGAAGAAAATCAACCAAATAATCTAAACTTTCTTGGTCAGAATAACTTTCGATTCGGTATCAAGCGTCTACCGAACGTGAACTATTTCTGCCAAGGAGTTTCCATTCCTTCCGTTTCTGTTGGTGATATCAATACGCCAACTCCGTTTGCTGTTGTTCCTCGTCCTGGCGACCGAATCATCTATGATCCGCTGGTTATTAGATTCAAGGTCGATGAAGATCTTACAAACTACTTCGAAATACAGTCTTGGATGGAAGGTTTGGGGCATCCTGATGAACTGCGCCAAACAAAAGAACTATCAAAAGATATTCGTGCAACTCAAGTCGGTGCCAGACCAATAGGATATTACACAACATTCATTTCTGATGCTACATTGACTATTCTTACAAGCAATAAGAACTACAATAAAACGATCTTTTTCTACGATTGTTTCCCCATCAATCTAACCGAACTTTCGTTTGAGTCGGTAAATACAGACGTTGAATATCTCGAAGCAACGGTCACTTTCCGCTATCGTAAGTATCAGCTGGATACCTAATAGTGACCCCTCGTTACATAACTCATTATATCTAAAGGATATTGATTTGTCAAGACTAATATACTTCTTGACAAATAAAAAATAATGATATAGAATGAACTCATGAAACTAGAAGAACTCTACGAACTTTGGGAAAAAGATGCCAAGTATGATGATCTCAACTTGGATGTCGACTCACTCAATATATCCTCACTTCACGCCAAATATAACAGGATGCTCAGCGAGGCAAGATCTCAGCTGAGAGCACTGCGAATCAATCGTAAAGCACATTATGCTACATTGCGTGAATATTATTTGGGGAATCTTAATAACCCTGAAGACCTTGACAGAATAGGCAGAGAACCTTATCTCAATAAGGTATTGCGACAGAATGTACAAGATTATGTGGAAGCCGACGACGATATCGTAAAGATAGATACTCGTATTGCGGTTCTTGAAGAAAAAGTGGAAGTTATTGTTGAGATTATGAAGGCAGTCCACAAGCGTGGATACGATATCAAATCTGCTATTGAGTGGAGAAAGTTCACTAATGGATTCTGATATCGTATTACATAAAGTCAATGAAGCGTGGATGCGTGTTGAATGTGATGCAAGTATTGCACGGGAATTATCTGAACAACTGACGTTCGAAGTCCCTGGAGCAAAGTACTCTCCCAAGTTCAAAGCAAGAGTTTGGGACGGGAAGATACGTTTATTAAACTCGCGTAATATGCAAACGTATCTAGGGTTGGTTGAAGAACTAACTCGTTTTGCTCAAGAACGTGATTACACTATAGAATGTGACTTCGGCGCTACTGAGGAAATGTCGCTTGAAGAAGCACGAAACTATTCAAGATCGCTGGATCTTCCTTTCGAAGCACACGATCACCAAATCAGAGCGTTTGCTCTCGGTGTTCGCAACAGTAGGGGTGTTCTTGTTTCTCCTACTGCTTCTGGCAAATCATTAATCATATATTTGTTGACAAGATGGTATGATGCAAAGACTCTTATTGTAGTTCCTAACATATCACTTGTTCATCAATTATATTCTGACTTCGAAGATTACGGTTTTGATAGTGCTTCTCATGTTCACAAGATTTTCGGTGGGCAAGAAAAAACAACTGATCATGATATAGTGATTACAACTTGGCAATCAGTTTATGAGATGCCGAAAAAGTTTTTCGAAGACTTTGATGTAGTTATTGGAGACGAGGCTCACTTATTCAAAGCGCAGAGTCTCACAAAGATAATGACTAACATGGTCAATACCAAATATCGTTTTGGTTTGACTGGTACACTAGACGGATCACAGGTCAACGAATTAGTCCTTACTGGACTGTTCGGACCTGCGCATAAGATCGTTGATACGAAGGAACTTATTGATAGTGGTAAGCTGGCAGAACTCAAAGTAAAGGTTCTCACGCTAAACCATCCACGAGAAATATGTCAACAGTTAGCGTCATGTTCGTATCAAGAAGAAGTTGAACATATTATAACGTATGCTCCGCGCAACAGATTCATTCGTAATCTGGCACTATCCCTCAAAGGCAACACACTCATTCTATATGCCTATGTTGAAAAGCATGGCGCAGTACTGCATGAGATGATTAGTGAAAAGGCAGATCGCAAAGTATTCTTTGTGCATGGTGGCATAAAGGGTGACGTTCGTGAAGAAATCCGTGCAATAGTAGAAAAAGAAACTGATGCTATAATCATCGCCTCCTACGGCACCTATTCGACAGGAATAAATATTAGAAATCTACATAATGTGATATTTGCAAGCCCAACCAAAAGTCGTATTCGTACACTACAATCTATTGGTCGAGGGCTGCGTGTATCGGAAACAAAAGATAGCTGTATTTTATTTGACATCGCGGATAATTTGACTTATAATAAAAAGAAAAATTATACGCTGAATCATTTAATTGAACGAGTCCGTATGTATAGTGCAGAAGGATTTCCGTACGAGTTACATGCTATCAAACTAAGGAGCGACAATGGAACTAGAGGGCGAAGTCTATTTTCTGAAGATGAATAATGGCGAAGACCTACTATGCATGCTCATTGGCGACGAACCTGATTGTCTGTGGATCACGCAACCATATGTGGTAGAGTTGATTCAAAATCCTGCCAATTTTACTGTCACACCAACTATCATGCGTTGGTTTCCTTTCGATAGTCTCCTTCAAGAGAAGGTTCGTGTTGATAAAAATAATATCATTACATATATGGTTGTCGACGAAGAAGTTGCTGGTAGATATCTGAATACAATAGATCTCAAATCAAGAGAAGAACGTGAACTTGAAAAAGATAGAGAAATCCGTGCTAGAATGTCACAGATGATGAAACGAATGGCAAATACTATGATAGGGACTATACACTAATGGCTAAGAAAAAACAACATTATGTAAACAACAAAGAACTTTATGCAGCAATGGTAGAGTTCAAAAAGAAAGTAGCAGAACACGAAGCTGCTGGTAAGCAAGCGCCACGCATACCTCACTATGTCGGCGAATGTATCATGAAGATTGCTACACACTTAGCATATCGTCCTAACTTTGCGAACTATACGTTCCGTGATGATATGATCTCCGACGGTATTGAAAACTGCTTGTTGTATATCAACAACTTCAATCCTGAGAAGTCGCAGAATCCATTTGCGTATTTCACACAGATCATTTACTTTGCGTTCATCAGACGTATTCAGAAAGAAAAGAAGCATCTCTATACGAAGTATGCTGCTATTGAATATGCAAACGTCATGGGTGAAACGTCCGATACACAAGCGGGCGATAAAACTTCCTACGACACAGATATCAAATATGGTGAGTGGTCGAAGGAACAGATGGAAAAATTCATGGCTGACTTTGAAGCCAGCAAGAACATGAAGCGAAACAAAAAGGTTGACAAACAAGCAACAGCGTAGTATCATATGGGTAAGATAATTCTTCTATCAGACATTTACGAAGTTCGTAAAAAGAAAGAAGACGAGTTACGGTTCTACAATGAAGAACTGGAGAAACTCAAGAACAAACTATTCTTTGTTCAGAAAGAAATAGATATTACTAACTTTATCATTGATGTTATTGAGCGGGAAACAGTTGTTGATATAAAGCAACTGGTCCAAGATAAAAAGGATTCCGAGTGAAAATTGCTTTGATTACTGATACGCATTGGGGCGTCCGCAATGACCACCAAGCGTTTCTTGATGCTAATAAGTTATTTCTTGATGATGTGTTTTTTCCTCGTGTCGATGCCGAAGAAATAGAAACGATCATACATCTTGGTGACGTTGTTGATCGCCGCAAGTATGTGAACATAAACACATCCAAGAGACTCAACGAAGATTTCCTGATGCCTATTCGTGATCGTGGTATTGCCATGCACATCATTGCTGGCAATCACGACACATACTATAAGAATACAAACGAAGTAAACGCACTGCAAGAACTTATCGTTGATCGTTATGATAACTGCTTGATTTATGATAGTGTTCCAGAAACATTTACGTTCGAAGGAACTGAAATCCTTTTGATTCCTTGGATCTGCGATGCCAATCGCGCAGCAACACTAGAAAAGATCAGGAATACCAATGCTCAAATCGCTATGGGTCATTTGGAACTCTCTGGCTTCGAAATGTATCGAGGCTCTCCGCAAAGTCATGGAGACGATCCTAATCTATTTGGCAGGTTCGATTTGGTGTGTAGTGGTCACTATCATCATCGTTCCTCTAATGGCAATGTTCATTATCTTGGGAATCATGCTGAGTTCACTTGGAGCGATTACAATGACCCCAAAGGATTTCATATCTTTGATACGGCGACGAGAGAACTAGAGTTTATTCGTAATCCATACAAGATGTTTCAGAAAGTATGGTACGATGATAAGCACAATAAGAATTTATTGAACCACGACTTTGATCAGTATAAGGGTTCGTTCGTAAAGCTGATAGTTCAAAGCAAGGAAGATCCTTTCAACTTCGATTTGTTTACAAGCAAGTTGTACGAAGCTGCGCCGATTGAAGTTTCCATCGTTGAAGACCACCATCACATGGATGAAATCAACGAAGAAGACCTTATCAATGAAGCTGAAGACACTCTAACTATTCTGTCGAAGTATATCGGTGGACTGGAAACCAGCGTCGATATAAAAAGTCTTGACAATCTCATGAGAACGCTATATCATGAGGCTTTATCAATGGAAACCGAATGATTCACTTTCACAAAGTTCGTTGGAAGAACTTTCTTTCGACTGGCAACGCATTTACTGAGATTAGACTTGATGAACGCATGTCGACTCTTATCGTCGGCGAAAATGGTGCAGGAAAATCTACTGTACTCGATGCGTTGTGTTTTGGTTTGTATGGCAAGCCATTCCGTAAGATCAAGAAAGACCAACTTATCAACTCAGTG